AATAATTGTGATTTTGTAAGTAATGGTTTTAAATGGAGAACTAATGATGGAAATTCTAATGCCTCTGGAGATTCATACATCTACATGGCTTTCGCTGAACAACCATTCGTAACATCAACAGGAGTGCCTGCAACGGCAAGATAATTATGCTACAAAAAGTAAACTTTCAACCTGGATTCAATAAACAAGTTACATCAACTGGCGGTGAAGGCCAATGGGTTGAAGGTGATAATGTTAGATTTAGATATGGTTATCCAGAAAAAATAGGAGGATGGGCTCAATTAGGTTCTACAAGTTTAACTGGTAGAAACACAGCAATACACCATTTTGTAAATGCTAGCGGTATTAAATTTGCAGCATTAGGAACTAATAGAATTTTATACGCTTATTCAGGTGGTATTTTTTATGACATCCATCCAATTAAAGCTACAACAACTTTAACTAGTGCATTTAGTACAACTAATGGATCAGCAGTTGTTACAATAACTTTTTCATCTGCACACAATATAAACAAAAGCGATGTAATATTATTAGATAACTTTACATCTATTACTAACTCTGGTTTTTTATCTGGTAGTTTTGATGATGTAAAATTTATGGTAACAGATATACCAACTGATACTACATTAACTATTACAATGCCCTCTAACGAGTCAGGATCTGGTGCAAGTACATCTGGAGGTATTAGAGTACAACATTATTATCCAGTAGGCCCTGCAGTTGAAGTTGCATCTACTGGTTGGGGTCTTGGATCATGGGGTGGTGTACAACAAGGACAATTTACGTCAACTCTTTCATCAGGTATAAATGCATCGGTAACTTCTTTAACTATGGCAAGTTCATCTTCTTTTTCATCATCAGGTACAGTACAGATTGGTTCTGAATTAATTACTTACACTGGAAATAGTAGTGGTACATTATCTGGATTAACTAGAGGAGCTTCAGGTACAACAGCAGCAATTCACTCAAGTGGCGCAACCGTAACAGATGCATCAGGTTTTTTTGCATGGAACGCTGCAGCGTCTGGTGATATTGTAACAGATCCAGGACTATGGTCCTTGGACAATTTAGGTAATAGCCTAGTTGCAACAATATTTAATGGCGAAAGTTTTACATGGAATTCAGATGCAAATAACGCTACAAACACTAGAGCAGCTATTGCAACGGGTGCACCAACAGCATCACGGGATATGTTAGTATCAACACCTGATAGACACTTAATTTTTTTTGGAACAGAAACTACAATTGGAACTCCTTCAACTCAAGACGAAATGTTTATAAGATTTTCTTCTCAAGAAGATATTACAGATTATACACCTACAGCAACCAACAGTGCCGGTACACAAAGACTGGCTGATGGATCACGGATCGTTGGCGCACTAAGAGGTAGAAATGCTATTTACGTTTGGACTGATACTGCATTGTTTATTATGAGATTTGTTGGAGCACCGTTTACATTTGCCTTTGAACAAGTTGGAACTAACTGTGGTTTGATTGGTAAGAATGCTTGTGTTGAAGTTGATGGTACAGCATACTGGATGTCAGAAAATGGTTTCTTTAAATATGGTGGACAACTAGAATCACTACCTTGTTTAGTTGAGGATCATGTGTTTGATGATATAAATACAATTCCTAAACAACACATTAATGCAGGTCTTAATAACTTGTTTGGTGAGATTAGTTGGTTCTATCCAAATTCTGGATCTAACGTGGTTAATAGAGTTGTTACTTACAATTATATAGAATCATCAAACGATAGACCTATATGGACTACAGGTACATTAGACAGAACAGCTTGGTCTGATTCTGCTGTGTTTGGTAAACCTCACGCATCACAGTATGATGCTAATACTAATGTTGGATCTACTAGTACAACTTATGTACAAGGTAATACAGATGGATCATCAATATATTATGAACATGAAAAAGGATTAGATCAAATTAAAGAAGGTGCAACAAGTGCAATAACTTCTAATATACAATCAGGAGATTTTGATATAGGTATGACAGAAGGAGGCACAGCAGATCTTAGAGGTGACGGAGAATTTATGATGAAAATAAGAAGAGTCATACCAGATTTTTTATCGCAAACAGGAGATGCAGTAGTCACTTTAAATTTAAAAGATTTTCCTAATGACACTGTAGCTAGTTCATCACTTGGACCGTTTACAGTTAACAGTAGCACACAAAAAATTGACACAAGAGCTAGAGCTAGATCAATATCTTTAAAAGTATCTAACACCAGCACCAGTCAGTTTTGGAAACTAGGTACATTTAGAATAGATATACAACCGGATGGTAGACGATAATGGCATTAACAATGGACCAATTAAATGCAATATATAATGACATGAGTGTCTATGGAGATACATATAAAAATTCAGTTGCTCCAATGGCAGTTAATACTAATGTTGCCAGTATACCGAATGTTGCACAAATAAATAACATACAACCTTATTTACCTATTATAAATCAAGGTGGTAACGATGGTGGGATTACTACAATTAATAATAGAATTGATTCTAATGACCCAACTTTTAGAGATCCTTTTAATGATATACTAGAAAACTATATACAAAAAAATGAAGTAAACCCAAACGAGTTTTTAGAAAAATATTCCGATGACATGTTTAACGTACAAGAAACTAAATCAAAAGGAATAGGCATACAAAGTTTAGTAGATCTTTATAAAAAATACTCACCAATGGGTATGGTTTATAGAGCAGGTAAGACTGGAATTGAAACAGCACAAAAATATTTTGCAGATAAAAAAGAAGATCAAAGATTATTTGAAATACAAGAAGCAGAAAAAGCTAGAGAACTTAAAATAGCACAAGAACAAATTAGAGTAGCAGAAGAACAAAAAGCAATGCAACGAGTAATAGAACAACAAGCTATGGATGAAACAATTTACAGAAATCAACCTGGACAATATGGTGGTGATAATAGACAACAAGAAAGAGAAGACGCTGGACCAGGTTATAGTGGTAGTGGTACTGCTGCTGAAATGGGGTCTTTTGCAAGGGGTGGTAGAGTTCGTTACGGCACAGGAGGCATCGTTACTTTATAATGGCTAGAATTACACAGGTACTTACACACCCGGATAAAGAATACAAACAAAACGTAGCAGAGTCTTTGAACAGAGATCTGTCTGCTGTGATACAAAAATTAAACTCAACATATCAACAGGATTTAAAAGACGAAATAGAATCTTTTAATTATTTTATAAACTAATGGCTAATTCATTTATAAACAAAAAAGTAGATTTAACTACAACCGGTGTAACAACATTATACACTGTGCCATCAGCTTCAACAGCTGTAATAAAATCTATATTAGTGTCAGAAGATTCAGGGAACGCGGACACTATAACTATAACAATTACAGCCGGTAGTGACGTATTTAGTTTGTTTAAAACTAAAGCAATTGGTGCTAATGCTACGGTAGAATTATTAACAGGACCACTGGTAGTACAAGAGAGTGAAGTAATAAAAGTAACAGCAGCTACGGCAAATAGACTGCATGTAGTGTTATCTTCATTAGAAATTAAACCAAGAGAAGTAACATCATAGGTTGATTTATATGACAAAAACTAGTATTATTATTAACTCAGGTATGATTCCTGCCTCTAACAATTCAATATAAAAATTATGATAGATCAAGAAGGAATTAACTCATTAAATACAGGCGCTGAAGCTATTACTTATCAAGGTACTGAGGGACCAAAGTCCCCGGAACAAGATCAAGCAATAGCATTAGGTATACCTGAAGGACTTACATTAGACGAAGCTATAAGAACTTTTGATTTAGCTGTTCCTGAAAAAGCTAATTTAAAAGGAATGGAAAAACTTCAAGAAGTAATAGAATTTTTTAAAACTAGAACTTTATCAGGAGGCCAACCCTTACCTGAAGATCCAACTAAACCTATAAATCCTTTCGGACCAAAACCAATAGGACCACCATTACCTAACAGACAGATGGCTGCCTTTGGTGGTATCATGGGTCTTGATAACAGAAAACAATATGGCATAGGTAGTAAATTTAAAAGAGCAATTAATAAAGTAGCAAGACCTTTTACTAAAGTTGCACAAAAATTAGTTCCGAAAGAATTAGCAGGACCTTTAAGAACAGTAGCACCTTTTCTTCCACCAGGATATAGAGAAGCAGCTTATCTTGCAGGAACAGCAAAACAAAAAGGTAGATTTAATTTTGGTGATTTAGCATTTGCAGCAGCACCTTATGCAAGGTTTGAAGGAACAGCTGCTGGTGAAGGAATTCTTGGATCAAGAACAAAATTTAAAGAATTTGGTACAGCAAAACCAGGAGATTTTGGAATAAGAGATTTAATTACTGGTGGTGAAACAGGAGGTGCTTATGAAGACATAGGTGGTGAAG